CGAATACCTGGCAACGACAGTCAACGTCGAAATAGAACTTACGATCTAAAGAAAGGGCTTCCATCATGGCAGCTTCAACGCGTATTCAAGCGCAAAACATTATCTTCAAAATCGGCTCTACCGCTTATGAGTGCGATGCTACGATGGTGGACCTTCAGCTCGGTGATGCACCTGGCGATGTTCAGACCTTCTGCGAGCAGCGTGTTGGTGGCGAGTGGGCGCTAACCCTAGAGGGAATTGTGTCCGGTGATGCAGCTTCCCTTTACCGCGTGCTATGGGCTAACTTTGGGACCACCGCAGCTTTCACCATCGCACCTAACGGCAACAGCACTGCTTCAAGCAACGAGCCACACTACGAGGGAACTGTGAAGTTCAACGAGCTACCACCGCTATCCCTTACCAGCAACAACACTTCTACCTTCTCCGTAACTCTTCGAGTAGACAACGCTGTGCACGACCCTGCTAACGATGTTTACTACGGCGTGGAGATCGTAACCGCGTAACCTCATGGAGCAAACCGGGCTTAAGGTTCAAGGACTTCGACAACTAACTAAAGCTATGCAAGAGATTGGTGTCCCAAAGGATGCAATTAAACAAGCAGGAAAACTTGCAGCCGAAAGAGTAGTGAACGAAGCTAAGACCTTAGTCCCGGTTCGCTCTGGGAAGCTTAGGGACTCAATCAGGCTTGGTGCAACAGCATCAGGCAAGGTAACAATCAGAGCCGGTAATAACGGCACTGTTCCCTACGCAAACCCTATTCACTGGGGATGGTTCAAACGCCACATAAAACCTCAGCCCTTTTTTGCTAAGGCACTAGGCTATACACGTGATGAAATTTATCAAACTTATTTCATCCAACTAGAGCGCCACATCACTGAACAGACAGCGAAAGCGAAAATTGTAAATGATTAAGATTGAAGAACTAACCCTCGGTGAAATCGAGGAAATGGAATTGATGCTGGGAACAGGCTTCGATGAAGCCCTAGCAGACGGCAAGCCAAGAGGCAGAACTCTCCGGGTGCTGTATTACATCTTCAAGCGCCGGGAACTACCTGGCTACAAGTTTGAAGAGACTGAAAAGCTAACGCAGAAGGAAGCAATTGACTTCCTAACTGCTGATGCAAAAAAAGAGTAAGAGAGGAAGCTGCTGATCGCATCGCAAGATTCAGCCTGGCAACAGGTCTTGCACCTAGCGAAATCAGAAGTCTGACTCTCACAGAATTATCAGCGTTTAGAAAAGTGCTAGAGGAGCGGAACAGATGAGCTTAGTTCTCAATGTTGAAATCTTGGGAGAGTTCAAGAAGCTCACCAACGCAACTCAGGGCGCTGCAAAAGACCTAAACGGACTAAACAGCACTGTCGGCAAAATCTCCAAGGGAATGAAGACCGCTCTAGGAGCTATTGGTCTAGGTTTCTCCCTCAGTATTGTTATCGACCAGCTAAAAGAGGCTTCTAAGGCTGCGATTGAGGATGTCAAGTCTCAGGAGCTTCTAGCTCTATCCCTAAAAGCCAGCACAAACGCAACTGACAACCAAATCACTGCGGTTGAGAAGATTATTGGCAAGTATCAGCTTCAGGCTGCTGTCGCTGATGACCAGCTTCGTCCGGCATTTGCCAAGCTAACTCAGTCAACCGGTGATCTAGAGGAGTCCAATAAGCTTCTAGGCATCGCGCTCGATGTCTCCGCCGGCTCCGGTAAGTCGCTTGATGCTGTTACTCAGGCGATGTCCAAGGCTCTAGAGGGTAGCACCGGAGCGCTAGAACGCCTTCTGCCGGCAGTAAAGGGAGTGGATGACCCTATCGGCTTCCTAGCCCAGCAATTCGCCGGAGCTTCCGAAGCAGCAGCTAACACCGACCCTTATGCCAGAATGCAGATTCTCTTTGGTGAGTTGCAGGAGCAAATTGGTATGGCGCTACTGCCTTACCTAGAAGATTTTTCGGCTTGGCTTTCGGAGCCAGGAACTACTGAATACATTCAGGAAATTGTTCAAACAATCGTTGATCTAATCGGGCAGTTCAAGATTGTGGTCGACTGGATTGTGAAATACAAGGATGCACTGCTACCTATTGCCGGTATTGTCACAACCCTGACCGCAGCTTGGAAAGCCTATAACGTAGTCGCAGCTCTAAGTGCTACCGGAACTAATGCTCTAGCTGTCAGCATGAAGGGCGCTCTGGGACCGATTACAGCAGTTTTGGTAGCGCTACAAGCAATTGACTTTGTAAACAAGAACCTAATGGCTAACGGCGGGTTTGAGCGAGTCGCAGGACAGGGAGCTGTCAACTTCTCTGGACAGAGCACACTAAAAGCACCTAACCCGACAACCTTCGGCAACATGGCTCCCGGCGTAGTAATCAACAACAACACTGTCGTAAATACTGCCAGCACCAACGCCAGCGGAGTAGTGAGCAGTTTGCAGGCTTATCAGAACCAAAATGGTTCAACGATTAGGAACTTGCTCAAATGAGTGACGTTCTAACTAACTTTGACATCGCTACTGATCTAAAGGTCGAGTTCTATCTACCGGATGCTGAGGGAAACCTATTCATTATCGGTATCTCACTGCTCGGCGGGGATGATGTCCTGGCGGGAGCTAACCAGTTTATTATCGGTGTTTCGCTACTTGGTGGGACTGACGTTCTAGCAGGTGACTCGCCTATTGCTTTCACCTGGCAAGCTTTTGAGTGCAGCACTAGCGAAGTGAAGACAAGTGTTGGCGGTGAGGTGCAGGATGCTCTCTATTTCCAGCCGGAGTCCGCTCAGGCAAGCATTACGATGCAGAACCTACTAATTGACCCGACTCAGAACCCGGCATTCCGCCCAGGCGTTCCGGTAAGAGTTAGACTTGAGCGCGATCTAGTTGATGTCACGCTATTCCAAGGCTTTATTGACGTAATCACAGTGACCTATGACAGCGCGAGCAATCAGCATGTTATGAAGCTCACAGCTTTTGACAACTTCAAGCGGTTTGTCAACTCTCGATTGGCACTACTAGACACTGCTGACGAAGAGCTATTTCCTGACGGGTATGCAACGCCTTATGAAGTGATTGAAATACTTGCTGAGCAATTTGGCACAACTATGCATTCGAGCAGCGCGATTACTCGCGGAAAGATACCAGAGGAAACGCTAACCGACTTCATCCCAAATACACCGCTGTATGAGGCAATTCAGGTTGGCTTGGGCTTGTTCTGGTTAGACCCTGAGACTCAGCAGTTCGTATTCATCCCGCGCGTAGCTCCTGACGTGACCGAAAGCACTTACTCAATCGGTAACAATCACCAGGATGCACTACACCTTTGCATGAGCGACCTATCCGTAGCCAGCGACATTGATGCGGTGTTTAACTCCCTAAAGGTATCTCTAAAGTCTGACTCAGCGACTTCGGTGATTGTCCGGAACACTGACTCGATTCAGCTCTACGGGGAGTTCGCTCTCGACACCGAGATCAACACAACTGACACAACTGAGCTGACCAGCTGGGCTAATGCCGTATTCAACGCGACTCAGAAGCAGTTGGTGAAGAGCGTAGAGACTCCGGCAATTGACAGACTTGGCAACCTAACTCACGCAGCAGTATTCCTACCAGGTGAAACTGTTGCTGTAAATTATCAAACACCGCAACTAAACATCAATCAGGGCTACACCATTACCAAGGTGAGTCACAGCATCAATGTGAATCAATGGTTCACTACACTAGAGCTTTGGAAGGAATTCTAGATCATGGCGTTCAAAACATTTGTAAACGGGTTCCCGCTTAATGCGAGTGAGCTAAATGAATATCTGATGTATCAGTCAATCGCAGTTTTTGTTGATGCAACTGCTCGCGATGCTGCAATTACTTCTCCGGTTGATGGACAGTATGCTCACCTAACTGGAAGCGATACCCTAACCCGCTACAACGGAAGCGCTTGGGAAACTTTTGGTGGAGCACCTAGCTTGACCGCAAACCGAGCTGTTGCGACTAACGGCTCTGGAGCTTTGACTGCTTCATCTGTGACCGCTACCGAACTTGGGTATCTGTCAGGAGTAACCAGCGCAATTCAGACTCAGTTGGATGCAAAGACTCCTGGCATGGTGAAGGTTGGAGCAACTTCATTCACTTCGGCTTCAAGTGTTCCTGTAAACAATGTTTTCAGCTCAACCTACAAGAATTACAAGGTCTACATCGAGCTAGTCAGTAGCACTAATGCTGGTGGTGGATTTAGGTTTAGGGTTTCGGGAGCTGACAACAGCACTTCTAATTACAGCCAGCAAGTTATGAATGTATTCGGCACTAGCACCGCAATCAACAGAACTACAGGCGCTACTTCTTTCAGCAGCGTTATGGACATGAATCCTTCTGGATCATCGGCAGAACTGACCATCTTTAAACCATTTGAAGCAGCCAAAACTTATCTACACTCGCACGCGATGTATGACGCGACTAATTCAGAACTTCTGCTAAGAAGCGCAGCCTTCAACGCAAACACTTCCTTTGATGGCTTCACTCTGTTGCCAGCTTCAGGAACTATTACCGGAACCCTTAGAGTCTATGGATTGGTTGACTAATGCAAAAATTTGAATACTTTGCTGACACTGACGAAACTATCGTTTCCGATTTGACTGAGGAAGAAATCGCACAGCTTGAACTTCTGAAGCTTGAACTAATTGCAGAGCAGGAGCAGCGTGAGGCAGATTTAGCAGCTAAGCAAGCAGCTAAGGCAAGCGCCATCAGCAAGCTATCGGCTCTAGGTCTAGAAGCTGACGAAATCGCAGCGCTTGTAGGTTAGTCATGCCGGAACTACCAGGACACGACTCAATCCTTTTTCAGCTTGCTCAGGACATTGCGGAAATCAAGGCAACTGTCAAGAACTACGCTGATCTAGAAACACGCGTAAGAGAACTTGAGCGTGCCAGGTGGAGTAGTGCCTGGGTGACTGCCTTTGCTTCGGCAGCTTTAACCGCTGTTGCAGTAGTCGTAGTGAATCAGGCGCTTGTATGAGATTCCCTTTTGATTGGAAGAAGATTACCGGCAGGTTCGGAACTCTGAGCGAGTATCGCAAAGCCAACGGGATGCAACCGCATTCTGGTGTTGATTGGGCTATGCCTGAGCGGACTCCTATCCCGGCAATCGCTAATGGAACTATTGTGCTGCAACAGTTCAGCAAAGTGCTAGGCAACGTATCGGTGCAACGCGTGATGAGTAAAGACGAGAAGATTTGGTATGTCGGCTACTGTCACATGCGAGCTGAGGGATTACCGGTAGGGACTAAGGTTCAAGAAGGTGACACCATCGGGTTTGTAGGTAATACAGGCTCAAGTTCAAACGGCAGTCATCTTCATCTCACTGTCGGAGCTAAACTCAAGTCAGTTTTCGGAAGCACTTCAGAAAAAATTGACCCGATTGAATTTATAAAGGCGAACAAATGAGAGAACACCTAAAGCAAATCCTTATCAGATCACTAGGACTTGTCCTGGCTACTTTCTTCGGCGGGACGGCTATTGGAGCAGTTGCCGGTAACTGGTGGATGGGAAGCCTTATCGGTGTCGGTTCAGCTTTCGCAGTAGTGCTGACAACTATTGGTGTCGCAGTTGCCTGGAAGGGTAGCTTGGAGATTACTGACATCCAGAACGCCTATCGAGCAGCAGTAGCCAAGAGCGACAGCGAAGCCGTAGAGGATGCCTTGAAGGTGACCAAAGATGGTGACTTCGACTTCGATGACATGATCGAAGACAACGACTCCGAGCTGTTTGACGAAGAGCCTGACACAATCAAATAAATGTCTGACCTTGTCGGTAAAATGCCGGCATGAACATTACGCAGAAAATCGAACGATACAATTCAGCAAGACTCTTTGGAAAGTCTGAGGCAGGTTCAGCAACCTGGCTAAAGTGGCGCAGAGAGTCAATCACAGGCAGCGACATTAGTTCTATTGTCGGACTCAACCCTTGGAAGAGCGCTCTAACCCTTTACTATCAAAAGACCGGCGAGCTTCAAGAGCAAGAAGCCACAACCAGAATGATGCTAGGCAACTACCTAGAAGAGGGTATCGCCAATCTATTTCAAGACCTAAACCCCAACTTGAAGGTTTACCGCGATCTAGGGACATTTGCCAAGGTCGATGCTCCGGTTTACAAAGCGAACCCTGATGGAGTAATCGAAGACCAGTTGGGCAACCTAAGCGTTCTGGAAATCAAGCACACTTCTCAATGGTGGAATTCAGTCCCGATGCACTACCAATTGCAGGTGATGTGGTATCAGTATGTTTTAGGGCTGAAAAACCCGGCTACCCTCGTAGCGGTCACAGGAGGCGATTTGAGGGAGTTTGTAGTCGAATACGATGAAACCCTTATTGAGAAGTCGTTAGAGGCTGTGGAGCTGTTTCTAGGGCTTCTGAACCTAGGTGTAGCCCCAGACTATGACGGGAGCAACAGCACTTACGAAACTGTTCGCGAACTTACCGGTGACATCATCGAGGGAGACAAAGAGCTGAGCTGTGGTGCTGATCTCTTTGCTGCCAAGTCAATCTTCGATGCTGCCGAATCGAATCTAAATCGTTACAAGTCTCAGGCACTAGCAGAACTAGCTGGGACTAAGGTTGGAACTTACCAGGGAGTAGAAATAGTTCGCCTGGCACAAAGAGGCACAGGAAAGCCCTACCTGACATTCACGAAAGGAAACTAATGTCGTTCCTCGACAATTACGAACCGGTAGCTGACCGCATCAGCAAGTTCTGGGACAAATACCCGAATGGCAGACTGCACACCGAAATTGTGCTGATCAACGAAACCGAGATTGTCATCAAGGCATCGGCTTACACCGACAGGGAAGATACTCGCCCGGCTGCAATCGACTTTGCTCAGGAGACTAGGGGAAGCTCGAACATCAACAAGCAAAGCTTCATCGAAAACTGCTCCACCAGCGCTCTAGGTCGAGTCTTGGCAACCCTGAACTTCCAGCCAAAGCGTGACGGGAAAGCAGTCCGACCATCGCGTGAAGAGATGAAAGCCGTTTCTAAGGCTTCGATTGCCGAAACCAATGACTTACTTAGTCGAGCAACTGTTGAGGCGTTAGGTGGCAACCTAGAGGCTCTAAGGGCTATCTACAAGGAAGCCCAAGCAGCCAAGCTCCCGGCAGATGACCTAAAGAAGATTGCTGACCTGGCTGCAAGTCTCAAGTAAAGTAAAAACCCCTAGCAGGACACAGAAAACCTACTAGGGGCGAGCTAAGCTCTAACCATTCATCGAAAGGGTAACAACATGATAGCACCAGATCGCGGAAAGATAAACATTGAAGACATCCGGTATCGAGACGGGTATCGAGATGCTGAGACCGACATCATCAAGCGAGCGACACAGAAACTTTGGGAAAAGGAAGCGCAGCTCTCAAAAGCATTCCCTCAAATCGCTCTCGGAATTCGCGAAGCAATCGAAGAAATTGAACAGCTTCAGGACTACTAAAAAAGCAATTGATACATCTCTTATATATATAGATATTAATAACTAGAGATATTAAGTTAAATAACTATTATTTTTAGTTATTAATACCTATAGGATTTTCATTGTTCTAAAAATAAACAGAAAGGGAACACAGAAATGGCACTAATCACTATCGGCGGAGAAGTCAATTCAATCGGCTGGGAGGGCAAGCGAGTCTCAGTTTGGGAGAACATTCACGCCAACGGGAAAGATTACTCTCGACTCTGGACTGCTTGGTTTTCAGAATCTCAGGCTTTCAATTTGCAAGAGGGAGACTTTGCAGAGATCACCGGAGAGCTATCAACCAAGATTGGTGAATACACCAACAAGGCAGGCGAGAAGAAAGTAGTCGTTGAGCATCACTTGCAGAACGCTCAGCTGCGCAAGACTGTGAGCAAGACTCAGCAGGAAGCAAACGCTGGGGCTTTTGAGGAAATGCCCTTCTAATGCAAACTATGCTTTCAATCTTCCAGGAGCAAGAGAAACCTAGACTTGAAAACAAAGCAAGCTTTTGCGACTTCTGCGGTGAGTATTGCCAGAACGACAATTGGAAGCAAAACAACCACTCAATTATTCACAATGGTTGGTGCACCAAGGCCATGATGTTTCACTTCAGGGTTCATAACAACAATCCAGAAGAAATCAATTGGTTAGTCAAAAATGGCATTGATCCTTATCGCTCTCGATTTGAGCAGTCAGCATGATTCAGGTATTCGTTCCAGGCGTAGCGCAACCTCAGGGCAGTAAGAATGCCTACCTAAGAGGGAAGCGCTGCGTTCTGGTCGAAGCAAACAAAAACTTACCAGTATGGAGAGCTTTTGTTACTGACAAGCTAGAAGAAGCAAACGCCGGGTGTGAACCAATGCTCGGAGCGGTATCACTAACCGCAATCTTCTTCATGCCTAAGCCCAAAACTGTTACCAGGCTACTTCCCAGCGTGAAGCCGGACCTTGACAAACTGATCAGGGCAATCGGTGATGCTGCAACCAAGAGCGGTGTTATTGCTGATGATTCACAAATCTGCGAGATAGTCGCTCACAAGGTTTATGAAGCCGAAGGGCTACCGCGCGGAGTTCTTATCACGCTCCATAAATTCCTCGGCGAGTCATTACCCGAATCCTAATCTCAACCTTTACTTTAGATTCAACACAGAGAAAGGAATCTAATGCTAGAAAGTCTAAGAATCCCGAAGAGGAAGTTCCCTTGTGCAGTTCGCACTTTCTGGGAAACTCTTGACGTTGCAGATCGCGAAATCCTGATGTCAAACCTTTGCGACTTTAGCATCGGGCATAAGACATTAGAGAAAGCCCTAAGCAACGTTGGCATTTCGTTGTCTGACACTGCAATCGCCAGGCACCGCAGCGGACTTTGCTCATGCTCGAAAATCTAAATCCAGCTCAGAAGATTGAAGCTCCTAAAGACTTTCGCCCAGCTCTAGAGTTTGATGGGGAAAATGGCTGGGCTGTAACTCCGGCAATACCGGATGACACAGTTCCTAACTTCGAGGAGTTTTTAGAGCTTCAAGGCTTTGACTCGCAGAAATACGAAATCTATGGAAACCCGCGCACTAGTCGTTGGCAAAAATACGATGAATCTTGGTTGACCAGTTATAGATTCAATTTCCGACTCAAAAGAGTTGAGCGCGACCTTGTATTGGTCTACAAAGAGGCTCGCAAGCGACTTCCCAAAACACTTGTAACAACCAACTTTGACAAAGTGCTAGTGGTTATGCTCGCAGACTTCCAGCTGGGAAAGAGTGACAGCCGGGGAGGATTGCAGGAGCAACTAGAGCGCATACATGCAGCGTTTACGCAAGTCGAGCATCAAGTCAAGCGCGGGAAATACGCAAAGGTAATTCTGGCAGAAATGGGCGACCTGATTGAGGGCTTTTATAACAAGCAATTTATGCAACAGGCTTTTACAAATTCGATATCGCAGATGCAACAAATTGACCTGGCAATCACGCTACTTTGGGACCTAGTAAAGAGAGTAGCCAAATACAGCCACGTGGCATTTGCAACAGTAGCCAGCAATCACTGCCAATTCAGACTCAACGGGCAACAGGTTGGTTATGTTGGGCAGGATGACTGGGGAGTTATGATCGCCAAGCAAATCAAGCGCCTGAGCGATGAAACCGAGCTGAATGTCGAGGTGCTAATCCCTCAACCTCAGGATGAAAGTTTGGCAATAGATGTCTTTGGTGACCAATTCCATGTTCTTGGTTTGTGGCATGGGCATCA